GCCATTTTACTTCTCCTTTATAAATGATTATTTAACCCTACCTTCTGTATACGCTTGCTGAATTTCATCTGCCAGCGCTTCATAACGTCTAGGGTCTGTTACCTGTAGATTGATTAAATCAGCTCTACGGTAAACCTTCTTTCCACCTACAGAATCTCCTGAAGAGCGTGTTTCAGAGGTAGTCTTACGTAATACTTGTTCTCTTTTAGACTTTTCTTTAGCTACTGCTTTGTTAGTAGCTTCAGTATTAATACCTACTGTACTAATTTGTTTCCATGTAGAAAACAATTCATTAGCAGATTCAAAGTCATAAGAGTCAGCAGCACGGAATATCTCTTGTCGTATCTTGCTTGCTCCAATCCAGTCTTGAAAGCCTTTGTCTTCTACAATATTCATAAAATCAGGGTGAGCAGACTCTAACTGAGCTTGCTGGTATGACTGATTTTGTTGTACTCTAGTTTTCTTAGCTTGCACCATATCAGGATGATTTTCTATAGCTGAGTTAACTGCGTTAGCAGGGTCAGCATAGAACTGTTCCTCAAATGGGACTGGTTCTTCTTTTGGTAGTGCAGTTTCTGTAGCTTGTTGTTGTGATGATAAACTTTCAATGAGTTTCCGTTGTTCTCCAACTTCCATTCCTTGTTTACCTAATACTTTTTCAGCATTTTGGTGCATCTCAATAACGTCTTCTAGTGTCTTTCCAGCATACTTCTCAGGAATTGTAGATTGTGGAATCTCTGGTGCAAGCTCTGTTTCTGATTGGACATCATAGTCCGCTTGTGATATTTCATTACCTACTACTTGATTTTCTGTTGTCTGTATTTCACCTAAAGGTGCTTCTTCTACTACTATACTCATTTTGGTCTCCGCCCTATGTGGGTTATGAAGTTATATTAGGTAGATTCCTATAAGGAGGATTGTTCTACCGCTAGTTTAGTTGCATCTTCTAGACTTAGTAACTGTCTTAAAATCTCCAACTTACCTTTAGCGTGCCAAAGGTCTTTTTCACTTTCAAGATTCCGTATATCTACGACACCTTCTTCAGTGATTTTCATGTCTGCTACCAAGTCTTTCCATCCCTCGGTTGCAAATAAATCTAATCTATCTTTTAAAAATTGTTCATCAGTCTTCATTGTACTCTTGTACTAATGGCTGCTTTAGTTCCTGATTCTCTAGCCTTAGCTAAGTTTAATATAGTTTCTGACTTAAGATGTTCTACTTCAGGTATATTCCTTTGAGTCTCAGATTGTTGATTTGCTATATCTGACTTCATTTTGTCTATAGATAGTGCATCTTTTTGTAAATCAATAATCTCTTTCTCTACTTGTATTTCATTAGGTACTGCCATAGCAGCTTGTGCTTGATGTAATATAGCTCTGCCTTTTTCTTCTTCAGCTTCAGCTAAAGTCTTTTGTATCTCAGCTTGTAACTGTTGTATTTGTAGTTCATTACCTATGTTCTCTAACTCTTGTTGTCCTTCATCAGGTTGACTACCTTGTCGTAAAGCTTGTACTATCTCATCTCTATTATGAATACTAGAGTTTTGGAATAATGCTAATAAGATTACATCAAAAGCAGGAGAGTCTTTAGGTATAGACTGTAACATCTGTACCATCTGAGTCATCTCTAGTTCTTTTGCCATTATACCCATAGTTGAATAAGGTATAAACTTGTAATCATTAACAGGATACCTTTCAACATCAAACTGTATCTTACGCCACATAGACTTTTGTATTAAAGGTACAAGGAATGTATTTTGGAAATTCATTAGTGTACGCTTTTGTCTCTTAATAGCAGCACTTTGCTGCATTGACATACCACTTGCTGTTTCTCTATTGCCTCCACCTACGTCAGCACTACCTGTACCCATTTGAATCATAGCCTGTAAGCTTTGCACTTGGTCAAATGTTGAAGGGTCAGTACTACCCATGTCTAATGGCATGATAGCATCTCTAGGTGAACCATTAGTAAGTATAGTCTTACCCGGTCTAACCTCAAACTTGACACCTCTAGGTAGTCGAGTTGCATCGGCAGCCATCATAGGTGTAGTAGTGAGTGCTAATGAATCAATCCTAGCTCTCATCTCTGCATCTAATGCTTTTTGTGGATTGTATCCTTTCTCACAAATCCCTCTACCCCAGAATTTGTTTGGAACAATGTCATGTTGATAAGATATGAAAGGTCTATCTTCCATAATGAATAAATTAGGCTCTACTCTAAGTATATGCTCATCGTTACATATAGTAACAACAGCTTCTACTAGTTCGTCTTTGTCTTTCTTAGTGTATTCAAAGTCATCTTTATGAGCATTAGCTTTAAGAAATCTTTTAGGTACTTTACCCCAGTATTCAGTTATCTTAACTGAGTCAGATTCATCTGCTTGTTTACTTTCAGAGTCATAACCAAAACTAACAGTATCATAACTACCATCTAAAGGTACATCTCTATAGATACCTGCTCTAATACCTTCAACTACATGGTATCTTGGTTTGATTACTTCATGCGCAACACCTAATGCTTCATTAATACTGTTAGCTGCTGGGTCTATAAGAAATTCTTTAGGAGATATAGGTTCTATTCTTACATCTATTGATGGATACTCTACTAATTGTCTAGTAGTAGCATTAGTACCTTCGATAGGTACTTCAACAGGAGAACGTTCTAAGTTTTGTTCAACAACTATCTTTCCAATACCTGTACCATAAATAGCTGAGTTAATAAAGACTTCACATATAGCATCTTTACAACCCATCTTCTCTAGGTCTTCTTGTAATAGGTTACGAACATACTCTACATCGCTAGGGTCTTCATCTAACTGGTCATCTTTGATGTCAAACCACTTACCACGACCAAATGTAGCCTCTTCCATCTCGGCAACTGCGGATTCAACAGCTTGTTGTAGTGCTGGTGCTATGATTCTAGACTTTTCAGAGGTACGTGTCATGTCTTCTTGCAGCCATGTACCACGCCATAGACGATAATACTCGTCCCACTTAGTTATGTAGTTTTGGTCTCTGTGATTGCGCCAGTTATCTAGTCTATATGTAAGCCATCCGGCTAAAGCTTGATACTTAGTTTCTTTATCTTCGTACATCTATAAGAATAGCTCCACTAGCGTAAGTAATTCAAGGAGTATAGCACATTTTAGGTAGTTGTGTACAACTATGTGTTAAATTACCTAATAACCTGCTATATCGTCCATAGGTTCCCAGTCTTCTTCCATATCTATGGAGTATGCAAAGTCGGCTATTGATACTTGGTCTATATAGGCAAGACTATCGAGCAAATCGTCATGTGAAAGGTGATTAGGAAAGTCTAACATCTGTGATGTAAAGTGTTTCCACTCCCTATCTTCATTAAAGCTTATTTGTCCATGCTCCATCCTACCTTGTAGGGACCATGTTATACGTTCAGTCTTCTTTTTACCACCATGTCGTAGTTCATCTATGTGTACAAACCTATTTTGACTTCTCATCTCATCTTCTAGGTAAGGCATAATAGCATTTTTTAAAGAACCAGTTTCTATACCTACAGTTGTAGCTTCACATATCTCAGCAGCTTTAAGAATCTTAGTAGCTGTCTCTTTAATACCCCATCTACCATGTAGTATATCTTTAACCCACCATTTATCTCTACATATTTTTACTATAGCTATAGCAGTTTCATCTAATTTAGAACCTTTTAGCCCTCTTTCTTTTTCTACAGCTTCAAATCCAGCAGGGTCTACAGCTATAACGTAATTACCTTCTTCAGGTTCTTTACCTGTATGGAACCATTCTTCTTTAAAGATACCACCAGAGAAAGTTTCAAAGCTTGCTTCAAATTCTTGTCTAAATGCCATTGATGACATTGACCTTCTAGCAGCATCTATTTCATCCGCAGCTATATAAGGGTTATCTTTAGAGTTATAAGAGAAAGACTCCCAGTCTTCTTCTTTTTCTGCTTCTTTATATAAGTCATAGAAGTGATTTTTACCAGCAGGTGTACCTATAAACAAAGCTTCACCTCTCACGTCAGCCAGAGTTGGTCTTAATATCTGTTCCCATACAATAGGCTTCATAGAAGCATATTCATCTAAAACGACATATGCCAAACCTACGCCTCTTAGAGTATCTGGTCGGTCACTGCCCTTAAGGTATATCTTTCTACCATTAATTAAAGTAAGCCTAGCTGTGTTTTCGTAGGCATCCTTTATAACGTCAGCTCCTAGCTCTTTCAACATACTCCACATAATATCTTTAGACTGTTGAAACGTAGGACCAACATAAAATACATCTTTACTTTCTGATTGTAATGCTTTTATTAATAGAATCCAAGCAGCTAATCTAGACTTACCAAAACGTCTACCAGCAGCTACTATCTTAAATCTTGCTTTTGAATTAAATATTTCTAACTGAGCTGGGTGTAACTCAACATTAAT